CAAGAAAGCAAACTCAAGTCTTTGTTCAATACGTTGTATAGCACTAAAAGCAACAGAGAAGTCTGCACTCTTACCAACTTGCATGACACTTATATCTGTAGCAAGTCCTTCTCGTACAGCACCATTAGGAGCCTTTGCTAGTGTACTAGCCCTAGTAACTCCATTAGGATTGACCAAAAATAAAGTTTTTGCACTAGCAGCAGCACCTTCAATTATACTTTGCATCAAAGCTTCAAGACTAATTAAGTCTCCTCTATATTCTTCAACATATCCTCTTCCATAATCTTCACCATCTTGCTTGACTAACCTTAATGGGCCGATCCAAGGGCTTACATCTAATTTTGATCTACCATCTGTATTTGGTATCTTCTCTCCTTTACATTCCTGATACCAGATGACATCATCATTCATACGTTTGATATATGTATATATATCAAGATCATTTTCCATTGTCTTAGCGTCATAGTTCTCTTTCTTCTTTATCTGTTCTAAGAAGTCAAGAGGTAACGCTTGAGGGTGTACTGTTTCCTTTACAAGTGTTTCTAAAACATTACCCATAGCATCTCTCTTACAAACAAACTTTGATAGTGGATATACTTTTAGTCCATCATCTGTCAGATATAGCAAGACATTACCAGATACTATTAAATGTTTTATTGCTTCAAACATAGAAACTCTGTCATTAGATATTTCTATCTGATTCATTAACGCATTTTCTATTGTGCGTAGTCCTTTATCTATCTCACTTTGAAATTCATCTTGTCCTTGTTTTTTTATTTCGAGATCATCTATTTCTAATTTAAAAAATGCTGTACTAGGTGGTAGCAAAGTCATTAATAATTTATTAGACAAACTATTAACACCACGACTACCAGTAGCTTGAAAAGGTGTTTTGATTCTAGCCCTAGTACCAGATGTTTGTTCTGGTATAAGGCTAGGTATCGTTAGCTTGGAAGATTCTTTAGCTTCTCTATCGTATGTTGATCTATCACTAACAAGAGTTTCATATCTACTTGCTGCTGTTGTACCTTGCTGTGAATATTCCATATTAAGTTGGGTAGTTTAAATTACTTGAAGATGAACCAGAGTCAGCTAGTAATGGAATTTGTAATGATCTAGTACCAAGTCTTCTACCTCCTGTTGTAGCTACTGCTTTTCTTCTTCTAGGTCTAGTTCTTTTATCTCCGACTACAACTTTATCAGCAGTATCTTCTATTGCTGAATCCCTAGGTTCTGGCTTAGGTAAAGGCCGTGGTCTAGGTCTGTTATCTTGAAAAGGATTTTGGCACATAAATAATTACTCCAATACTTTGTTTGTAAGCATGGTTTCTTTTTGTCTTTTTTGTTGTTCGATTAAAAAATCTACAACGTACCTTTGACCTGCACGATACCACACTTCTCTATCAGATAAAGATAAATCAGGGTGACGATTTGGAAAAGTATTATCTAAACTATATATCAATTCGTCTGTAATTACAGGTAATTTATGATCCACAGATTTAATATAGTTATAATTATTTTATATGTTAATGTATAGATAGCAAGGATTGGTTGCCTTGCTGTACTGCTTTGAAAACCCTATGTTGGTGGTTCCTCATAGGGTTTTCTTTATGGCTTCCAAAGATTTACTTCTCCTGTCTGATAGTTATAATCACCTTCTCTTAGTATTCTTGTAAGTCTTGCATTGAGTATGGCATCAGCTAGTGTATGTCCTTTCTTTGTATAAGTCTTTGATACTTTATCCCATAGTGCTTCAACAGTATCAGGTGTATCAGCTAAGGTCTTGCTTGCTGTAACCATACCCATACCTTTAATACCTAGTATTCCGTCACCTGCATCACCAGCCATAGACATTTCAAACCAATGCCTGTTAGCTTTCTTTTCTGTAATATGTTCTATCTCTTCTGCTGCAAGTAGCTTGCAAGGAATGGTTCTCATATCCTTATCGACTGAGACAATAATAGGATTGTCATACCTACCATTAGTTGCAAGTAACCCAAGTACGTCATCACCCTCAAGGTTTGGATAAGTAATACATTCATATCTTTCTTTTACTTTGTTGATTGTATTTTTAAGAGCCAAAGGTTTTAGCTTTCCTATCCTGTTAATCTTGTAGTCAGGAAATATCTCATGTCTAAATGTAGGGTAAGAAGTAAAGCACATAACAATATCGTGTTTGCTCTGTGCAATAGTTCTATAAACATCAAGTCTATTCTCTATCAAGTTAAGACAGTCTCTTACATCACTATGTAATGTATGCTCCCATTCACTCCATTGTGTGTCTACCTGACAGGCACAGCAGCTAGAAAATATTAACCAATCAGCATCAATAAGTAGTGTCATAATTAATCTCCAAAGGTGTCTTCATAAACAACTAACCGACCTGTGTTCTGGTCGTACAGTAACCTATCTACTTCTCCTGTCATACCAGTATGTCTTGACTTAAGTATCTTTAGTTGTAGTCTTGATCTTTCGTATGCTTCTCCTACTTGGTTTCGTGAAGCACCAAGAACAATATCACTTAACTGAACAAGACTATGAGATCCTCGTAGATCAGAAACAGATATGTCTCTACCTTCCTCATGTCCTTGGCCTTGTGGTCTGCGTAGATGGCTGACTACTATCAAAGCTATATTTGTAGATTCACATAAGCTTCTAAGCTTTGTCATGGTTACATCAATAGCCCTACGTTCATTGTCTAGCTCAAGACCAGACATCACTATAGATATGTGATCTAGTATTACTACCTTTACTTTATCTACTGTTGCTAGATACCTTATCTGTTCTAGTAATACATCAGGGTCAAGACTACCAAAGTGGTTATATAAAAATAGATTTCTAGTAGATGTCAGCTTATCAAATGCAGCTTTGATCTCTTCATCTGTATATCTATTATCGTTGAGATGCAAAGGGCAGTTTAGATCTATACCAACTAATCCTTGTAATGTTCTTTGTACTGTTTCTTCTAGTCCTATATAACCTACCTTGATATCACGTTGCAGAAAGTGATAAGCCATCTCTCTACATATAGTGCTTTTACCTGCACCACTACCACTAGCTATCGTAAACAGTTGGCTAGGAAATAAACCTCTGGTATATTCATTTAACTTTGGATAAGGAAAGTCTGATATAGGTAAACTTGTTTCTTTGTTAAATAGATCCCAAGCATCAGCAGCATTAATTAAACTGTCTGGTCTTACTGGTCTAGCTTTCCATAATCTATCTTTAACAAGTTCTCCTTCATTCAATACCAAATGTTCGTTAACATCTTTCCTATCTAGTCTTGCAATAGCAACCTTACCTTTAGGTAAGACCTCCATACATTTCTCACTAGCTTTCTCCCCTGCTTCATCATTATCAAAGCAAAGAACTATACGACAAAAACTATCTAACCATTTATAGTTTGCTGCCAGATACTTAGCTGCTGACTGCACACCTGACGGAATAGATATACAAGGAAACTTATTACCCTGTATCTGACTAGCACTCATGCAGTCAATCTCACCCTCACAACAGGTAACAAAGACTGATCCATTACTACCATGTTGTCTCCATAGATGCTGACCCCATAGTTGTACCTTTGACATATCACCAATCCATATAAACTTCTTGTCTTGAAACCTTACATGCTGTGCTACATCTTTACCGAACTGATCTTTGTAAGTAGCTACTTGAACTGGTTGTCCTCTATATTCTCCCTGTCCATAACCAAATAGTTCGCATGTCTCTTTAGTGATTCCACGTTTAGGTAAGGCTATCGGTGTCACCTTTAATAATTTAGGTGATGGCTTTCTCATTGGAATAATGTTACTCAATTTCTTTTCTTTCTTGTTTGGGTAGTAGGTGTAGTCGCAGCTCATAGTAAAGCAATGTTCATGCCCATCATCAAAGACTGCACAATTCTTTTTGCCACACTCAGGGCAAATCTTTTTATTCTTGTATTGACTCTTCATCTAAGTTGCATTTGTGTTCTTTGAGGTTTACATCAACCCATGTCTTACCGTTGTAAACTCTCCATAAATCATTTATAGGATCAAAATAAATATCACCTGCTTTTGGGTTGTCAGGTATATGGTAGTTAAACATTAGTACCAATCATCAGGAATAGTTTTATCGCAATATTGAAACCCATGTCTCGTACACCATTTGGCATACGAGATAGAGTTCTTAGCTTTAGATAATTTAGTCTTACTGTTTTGAAAACAGAATCTAATATCTAGTTCGGGTCTAGTCTTCTTGATGATAAGATGCTTTCTCCTATCTTCTTTTGAGAAGTACCCTTTTGTTTCAACAATAAAATTGTCGAGGATAAAATCAGGCTTGTAGCAGCAAGTAATTTCATAATCTATTTCAAGGGTTTCGTAAGTAAATACAATTTTCTTTTTGTTTAGTGTAGCTGCAAAGTCAGCTTCAAACTTACTCTTGTATTTAGAAGTCGGCTGCTGAGGTTGCAGTTCTTTTTTCTTCATAGTTAGGTTGTGCTTCTGCTTCAAAATCTGGGCTGCCTGTCCATTCAGCATGTCTTCTTACTATGACTTGTAAAGGTTGGCATCTGATACCGACACCATTAGCACCTGCATCATAACCACTACACTTCATAGACATTTGACCTTCTAAAGCTGGACTGATCTTTTCATACTCTTTCTTTTCCTCCTCTGTCATAAGACGTAAGGGATCTTCATTAGCCCAAAAGGTTACAGGTGGATTAGTCCATACATCACCATTCTGTTTAACACCACCAGCCTTCTTGCTTGTTCTGATTACTAAATAATCATCTTCAAGAAAGTAAGGTAATGATGGTTCGCCATGTTTGTTTTTTGTAAGACTAAACTTTCTATCTGGATAGTGTTCTTTCAAAGCAGCTTTCCATCTTTCAAGTAACCCTTCTAGCTGTTCAAAGATATGTTCAACAGCATCAACCTCCTTACCCATTTGATCTTTAAGCATTGTGCCTTTCTTGATAAGACACTCTGCTTTATATTTCCTAACACCTTTGTATTCATCAGGGGTTACAAGATATGAATACCTAAAATTAGTAGGGTTAGGTGTGACTATCTTAATAGTCTCTGGCTTGAGTTCTTCCATGTTTTTTACCTTGGTTTGGTTGCTTGATAAATCGTCTATAAAAGACGTTTACTAACTATACCTTGATCTTTGCTTATGTAAATATATATGGTGCAGTCAAGACATCTGTAATGTTATACCTACCCATATCTAGTGCAGGTGGTAATTTACTGGTATCACTTAATTGCTCTGCGGTTTGATGGTACAAAATATCTAAATTATTGTCACTATATATATCAAAGAATGTTTGTTTTACACATTGAATAAATGTTTCTAGTTCACCTGCTGGACTTCCATAGCAGTCATGTATAACACAGAATTGTTTCAGTCCTTTTTGACTAGCCTTTACTAAACTTAACTGACAATGTGCAGCATCTAGACTATGTATATAGTTACTGGGAAAACCCTGTGACTGTCTGCGTTTATCTATCTTTGTCTGATTTGGTTCATGTATATTTAATCTGATAGTTATATTACTTAGCTTTGTCTTTATTCTCTTTACATCATTTACATAATAGTTTTGTTGTACATAAAAACCAGATGGTGAGTGCCAAGCGATAGGTTTATTTTCTTCGTTGAAAGATGCAGCAGTAGTCCTTAAATAATTTAATAAGTTATAGCTCTCAGGTGTTATATATTTTACTGCTTGTTCGATAAGACTTGCTAAG